CAGTGTTTTTGCGGGCGTTCGTTTATATCGTCGGCGGGCGTGATATAAAATCAATGGGTCCCTGTAACCTACAGAGGTGACAGATCGACCTCGATATATAATGCGAAAGTTGATTTCATTTAGGAAAAAAAATTCCCGGAGGTAAAAAACCAATGGAAAAGGTTTATCACATATATGCAAAGAAAGAGTGTTTATATAACAATCTAACAGAAGAGCAATTTAAGAATACATGGGAAACCCTCAAAGGGATGGTTGGTTTAATGAAGACTGATTATACCTTTGAGGATTTGTCATATGAGGAATGTAATCGCCCCCTTGGAGTACGTTCGGATAATACGACAGAACCAGAAGGATCAGATTCATACTGAAAGGTGAGGTAAACACGACAGTGGTTACCGAGATTGACAGACTACATACACCATACTATAATTGAACTGAAGTAATTTCAAAAACATGGCAAAAGGATTTACTGTAAAAGCAAAAACACCTGCTCCGAAGAAAAAAGAGGACTGGGATATTGCGTCAATCAAAGAAAGAATGAAAGGTAAGACAATTGTATTTTGTCTACCTGGACGTGGATGTTCATTTACGTTCTTAAAGAATTTTGTACAACTGTGCTTTGATATGGTACAGAATGGAATGAGTATTCAGATCAGTCAAGATTACTCTTCTATGGTTAACTTTGCACGTTGTAAGTGTTTAGGTGCTAATGTACTTCGTGGTCCTAAGCAAGTTCCTTGGGATGGTAAGTTGCCGTATGACTATCAGTTATGGATTGATAGTGATATTGTATTCAACACAGAGAAGTTTTGGCAGTTGTGTGATATGGCAATTGCTGAAGATGGTACAGAGAAAGAGATTGTTGCGGGATGGTATGCTACTGAAGATGGTGTAACTACATCTGTAGCACATTGGTTAGAGGAAGATGAGTTCCGTAATAATGGTGGAGTAATGAACCACGAAACAGTGGAATCCATCAGTAAGCGGCGTAAGCCATTCACTGTAGACTACACAGGTTTTGGATGGGTGCTCATTAAGAAGGGTGTTTTTGAGAATCTTGAATATCCTTGGTTTGCTCCTAAGATGCAAGTCTTTGAGAGTGGTAATGTACAGGACATGTGTGGCGAAGATGTGTCGTTCTGTCTTGATGCAAAGGAAGAAGGTTTTGATATTTGGTGTGACCCTCGTATCAGAGTTGGTCACGAAAAAACTCGCGTTATTTGAGGTATAAACTATTATGGCAATGATGAAAGGCGGCGGTTACATTAAGGGGAAACCCAAAAAAACTCGCCAAGGAAACTCGCAGTATACATTAAGATCCGCGACTTCTCGTAATAAAGCAAAAAAGAAGTATCGCGGACAAGGTAAATAAGTAAAGCAATGTTAACTTATCATGGCAGCACTTATTTGCAACCTCCCCTCGGTTGAAGTATGGGTAAGAAAAGAATATCTCACTGATCATCAATTTGGTCATGGTGAATTTGTTAAGGGCGTTTGGGTATCGGCTAAGTCGATTCCTGGACGCGCTTTTTATTTTGAGACCTATTTACCTGAATATGCGGCAATGTATGATAAATTACCAATTAGTGCATTTGTAAGTGAACCCGAAACACCAAATCCTGATATGGATTTACCTAATTTACAGTTTTGGAACTGTATGGACTATGGTGTGGTTGCTGTACAGAAGCAATTTGTTGGTTCAATGGATTATGAACTGTATACACGCGACTTTGGTATTCAAAAAGGTACATATGTTTGTACATTAGACAATTATCATCAAGATCCTGATGTAATTGACTATGCAACAAGTGAAAATCCAGCAGAACATAAGTCACATAACCTTATTGAATTGAATAATGGACAGTATGCACTGTATCCAAACAATAGAATGCGAATTTTTGATAATAGTTTGACACCTGAAGAACCAAAAATGCCTGATTTTAAGGTTTCAACTGAGTATTATAGTGTTGAAAATGGTTTTGAGCGTCTTGGAATGGGTAGAGAGGACGAATATTTCTGGAAAACAGCAAAAGAGCGTAAAAATGAAGAGGAAAAACCAGAAGATATGTACAAATCACAAGAAGGGCGTCATTTAGACCCTCAATAAATACCAAAAAAGGAAAAATATGAACACTGAACACGATTTTTTGGATAATTTAGCAAATCACCAGCATCAAAAGATGCTTCGTGAGATTTCAAATGATGATTTAACACCAAAAAAGAGAAAACTTCACCAAGAAGGTGAGATTTTCTCTACTGAGAGTGATCCTGAACCACTTTACGAATAAAAAATCCAGAAAATCCTTGATAAATAATACATAATTGCCGTATTGTTGTGCCTTTAGAAAGGATAAGTCAAGGATTTAAAGATATTAGTATGTCTTTTCAGACTAATCCTCTGACAAGTGATCTGATTGCAATGAAAAATGAAAATGCAATCGCAAGATCAGTAAAAAATATTGTTTTTACAAATCCTGGAGAGAAATTTTTCAATCCAAGGTTTGGATCTCGCATTACTGAATCTCTTTTTGAGAATGCTGATGATTTAACTGCAATTGAAATTCAAACTCAGATTGAAGACTCAATCAAAAGGTATGAACCAAGAGTTAATTTAAAATCTGTTGAAGCATTTGCCAATATTGATGGTAATTCATTTGATGTTGTCATTACATATGACATTATAGGAGCTGATATTCCGCCACAACAATTAGAATTCGTATTGCAACCAACAAGGTAAAATGTCACTAGTAAATTTTACAAATTTAGACTTTGAGGAAGTCAAAACTACACTCAAAGAATATTTAAAATCAAATTCCAATTTTACGGACTATGATTTTGAAGGTTCTAACTTATCAACCATTCTAGATGTATTAGCATATAATACGTACATTACTTCGTATAATGCTAATATGGTAGCAAACGAAGTTTTTATTGATACTGCAACTTTAAGAGAAAATGTAGTTGCATTAGCAAGAAATATTGGATATACACCCAGATCAAGAAAAGCAGCAACAACTGCAATATCATTTATTGTTGATGCAACTAACATAACACCCAAACCAGCGTCTATAACCCTCCGTAAAGGCACTGTAGCAGCGTCTAGAGGCGTTTTTGGTGGTGGTAGTGGGTCATTCTGTGTTTTAGATGATATAACCGTTCCTGTGGTCAATGGGATTGCTGCTTTCAATGAAATTCCCATCTATGAAGGAACAGTTATAGAGAAAAACTTTACTTATAGTGCCAGAAACCCTCAGCAAAAGTTTATTTTACCAAATGCAGGGATTGACACTGATTTAATTAGAGTTGGTGTTAAAAATAATGCATCTTCAACAGCAACCGTAAAGTATTCTTTACAAGACAACTTATTCTATATCGGTTCAGATTCAAAAGTTTACTTCTTACAAGAAGTAGCGGATGAAAGATATGAATTATTCTTTGGAGACGGAATTTTTGGCAAAAAACTTGATGATCAGAACTATATTACAGTTACTTACTTAGTAACTAATGGTGATGCTGGAAATGGGTTCTCTCAATTTGCTTTTAATGGCAGGTTGACATATGTAAGAGATGGAAGCGAATATACAGTTACAGAGGGTATATCACTCTTAACACCTGAATTTAGCTCTAGAGGTGGATCTGCAATTGAAGAGGTTGAATCGGTAAGAAAGTATGCACCAAAGATTTATTCAACTCAAAATCGTGCAGTAACTGCAGATGATTATGAAACATTGATTCCTGCAAAGATATATCCCGATACAGAGTCTATTTCTGTCTTTGGTGGAGAAGAGTTAATTCCTCCACAGTATGGAAAGGTCTTTATTAGTATCAAACCTAGATTTGGAGATTTCCTTCCAAACTTAATTAAAGATAATATCAAATTAAAATTAAAGAAGTATGCAGTAGCAGGTGTTGTACCTGAAATCTTGGATCTTAAATACCTTTTCCTTGAAGTAAGTTCAAAAGTTTATTATAACACAAATTTAGCACCATCAGCGGCTGATGTTTCATCAGTAGTTTCTAATAATGCTGCTAAGTATGCTAATTCCACTGAATTAAATAAGTATGGTGCTCGATTCAAGTATAGTAAATTCTTAAAAGTAGTTGATGATAGTCATGAAGCAGTAACTTCAAATATTACTGTTGTTAAGATGAGGAGAGACTTAAGAGTTGTACCTAATACTATTGCAGAGTATCAAATTGGATTTGGTAATCAATTCCATATTGCAAGTATGGATGGATATAACATAAAATCCAGTGGATTTAGAATTTCTGGAATTAATGAAACGGTTTATCTTAGTGATATACCAAATTCTAGTAGAGTGAATGGAACTCTATTCCTCTTTACTGTTCCTAATGTTGGATCTCAAAGTCCAACAATTGTAAGATCTAATGTAGGAACTATTGACTATGTAAATGGCATTGTAACCATTAATGCAACGAACATTCTTGCAGGAATGGAAAAAGATGGCCAGCAGGTCATAGAAATTCAAGCAACACCACTATCAAATGATGTTGTCGGATTACAGGACCTTTATTTGCAACTAGATACTAGTAACAGTACATTTGAAATGGTGTCAGACGAAATCGCATCAGGACTCGATCCATCAGCATCAAATTACATTGTTTCTTCTTCATACGCAGAGGGCAATTTAGTTCGTGTTGGTGGTCCTGCAAATGTTACAACTACTACTGTAGCATCTACAACAGCATCTACAACTACTTCTACTAATAGTTCTTTTGCTGGTACAACTTCAGGAACTTCTGGTGGTTCATCAACACCTTCGGGTTCAGGCGGCGGTTACTAATTCAGAGATATAGAAAAAATGGCAGAAACAAGAATCAAGTTTAGCAACATCGTTAAGAACCAACTCCCAACTTATGTTGAGAATGAGTTTCCTCTTATCTCTGAATTTTTAAAGCAATACTATATTGGTCAAGAGTATAAAAGTGGTCCTGTTGACTTAATACAGAACATTGATCAGTATACAAAGGTTGATGAACAGACTGGGTTAAACCATTTTGTAGTTTTGAATGGTGATCTTGATGAATTTGCCACAACAATAAATTTAAAATCAGGTTCAACGACGGATAAATTTCCAGATTCTTATGGTCTTTTAAAAATAGGCGATGAAGTAATAACTTACACTGGAAAAACTACAACTTCTTTTACTGGTTGTATTAGAGGATTTGTTGGAGTAACTTCATATAAATCAGATTCTGATCCAGGGGATCTTGTCTTTAGTTCTACTTCAGCTGCTGAACATAAAGATGATGCAACTATTGAAAATTTGAGTTGTCTTTTCTTAAAGGAATTTTTAAATAAATCTAAGATTCAACTTTTACCAGGATTATCAGACAGACCTCTATCATCTGATTTAAATCAGAATGTCTTTATAAAGCAAGCAAAAGACTTCTATACAAGTAAAGGAACTGATGATTCTTATAAAATTTTATTTAAAGCACTTTATGGCGTAAATGTTGAAATAACAAAACCAAAAGATTATCTCTTTACACCTTCAAATGCTAGAAATTTAGTAACTTCTAATTTTTTAGTAGAATCAATTGATGGCGATCCTTCAGATCTAGAGAGTAGAACTATATTTCAAGGAGATAATGATGAAACATACACTGCAATATATGATATTGAAAAAGTAAATGCAGGGACTGGGAAAACTTTTTATAAACTTTCTTTTGATGATGGATATAATAGAGACTCTAGATCTCAAGGATCGACTGTAGGAACATTTAAAGTAGCACCAAAAACTCACATTATTGGAAATGTTTCTGCTGGATCTACTTTTATTGATGTAGATTCTACAATCGGATTTCCAAATTCTGGAGAAATCTATGTACATTATCCAAACGCACCTGTAGATACGGTTGGTATTGTTTCCTATACATCTAAAACAATAACACAGTTCTTAGGTTGTAGCAATATTACAGATACTTTAATTGATGGAGATACTTTAAGTACAGAAGATTTTGCCTCCGTTAAACCTTCTGAAGAACCTACTATTGAAGTTCGCATTACTCCTATTTTATCTGGATTTTCAAAGCAAGATGGGATATTTGATTACAAACCAGAAGATAAATTCGATATAAAAACTCTTGGTATTGAAGATGATTCGTTTAAATTTAAAAACTGGTTGTACAACAATCCAGTTAAATATGCAATCAGTAAAATTGAATTAATTAGCAGCGTTTCACCAAAAACTTATAAATTAACCCTAAACAAAGAAAATTACTTACTTCTTGGAGATTCTGTAAAGATTGAGAATTTAGTTGGATCAGAATCTCATGATGCAGAAGTTATTGATATTGTTACAGATAAAGTTGTAGTAATTAAAACTACTGGAACTATTAATGTTGCATCAACTTATACTTTACTAAAACAATTAAGAAAAGCAAAATCTGCAACTATTTCGGGAGTTAATAAATTCCATGCAAATGTTCAAAATATTTACAAAAAACAATATGGAGATTCAGTTTTAATTGCATCAAACTCCTTACCATCATTTAAAGATGTACCACTTGTTGCAGCAAAATCCTTTAAAACTTTTAGCGGTACATTTTCTGGAGAAACTTTTACAATAAATGACCATGGATTCTATACTGGAGAATCTGTATATTACACCCCCCAGAGAACTCAAACA